AGGAGCATTCCTGTAATGTTTAAGAAGGGTCTTTGAAAAAAGAGACGCCGGTCTCTACAATGAAAATGTGCTGAAAAGCCCAAAAGTAGGCACAAATTCAAAGTTGAGGAGGCGTCCCTATATGAAAAGTACACAAAATGAGAAGATTTCGCAAATCAAATTTTCAACCCTGGTGGTAGGTATTGATGTAGCTAAGGAAACCCATTATGCAAGAGCCTTTGATTTCAGGGGGATAGAGCTGTCCAAGCTGCTTAAATTCAGCAACACTGCAGAAGGTTATGAAAAACTGGAAGAGTGGATGCAAAACATATGTCAGCAGCATAACAAGACGGAGATTATCGTTGGCCTTGAACCCACTGGACATTATTGGTTCACACTGGGAGATTACCTAAAAAGCCAAGGACATAAGCTGGCCATGGTTAACCCCTTTCATGTTAAACGGACCAAAGAACTGGATGATAACAGTCCCAGCAAGAATGACAGAAAGGACCCCAAAACCATAGCCATGCTAGTAAAAGATGGGCGCTACCGGGAAGTGTATATTCCGGAAGACGTATATCAGGAACTGCGAGAAGCAGTAACCGAGAGAGATCGACTGGTACAGCGGATGAATACCATCAGCAACCAGGTAACCAGATGGCTGGATATTCATTTTCCAGAGTTTAATACCATATTCAAAGACTGGCGAGGCCAGGCAGCCATACAGGTTTTACGGAACTATCCGACACCAGACAAGATAGTAGCCGCCGGTGCAGAAAAGATAGAAGAAACCTGGAAATCAACCATGAAGCGCACAGCCGGCTTAAAGCGCGCCCAGGAACTGGTGAGAGCAGCCGGAAAAAGTATAGGCAGAAGAACCGGACTGATAGCAGCAGAAGCCAGTCTGCAGAATCTCTTAAATGAGTATGACCTGTATAGCCAGCAGTACCAGCAATTAGAGCAGCTAATGCTGGAATTGCTGCAGCAGGTCCCCCATGGCGAGAAACTGCTGGAGATCAAAGGAGTAGGGCTGGTCACAGCAGCAACCTTTGTAGGCGAAGTAGGAGACATCAGGCGTTTCCAAGACCCACGACAGATTCAGAAGCTAGCCGGATTGAATCTGGTAGAGAACAGTTCCGGCAAACACAAAGGCAAAAGCAAAATCAGCCGCCGGGGCCGAAAAAGATTGAGACATAGTTTATTCATGGCCATGATAACGATACTGGCCACCAATCCAGAGTTCAGGCAATTACACCAAAGGAACCTAAAAAGAGAAACCAACCCATTAAACAAGATGCAGTCGATCGTGGCCCTTTGCGGCAAGCTAATCCGCGTATTCTATGCACTTTTAAGGACAGGCAATGATTACAGTGCAGAAAAAATGCTAGGAGACATAAAACAGAGCATGAAAACAGCAGCTTAATCAAGCAGGAAGGAAGATATCACTTTTGGTACAGAGCGAATCAAGCCGCAGAAGCTCAAGGAACCGATAAGAAAACACAGGATTTCATAAAAAAGAAGAGCCGGGACAGTCAGGTTGAACAAATCCATAAGGGCGAAGACCCAGCTCAGGAGCATGACTGACGTTCCACCTCTTGGATAGGCAGGACGAAGGAATTAAGGGCGAAGACCCAGGAAGACATGGGAGGGTAGCTGCCAGGAGATGATGTGGAATCCCACTGGCCACAATACAAAAAAACGAGCGGCTTAGCGGAGGTTGCACACCATTATCCATAATTACACAAAGATGTAATTAACAAGAGGAGAGCTCTTTGAAACAAAAATGAAATACTGTGATTTCAAGAGATATTAAAAGGAAATGGTAGTTTATTAAGGGAGGGATTTTATGAACATTGAACGCGGAATCGAGTGGTCTCCAAGCCCTAATTTCACTAAGGGCAGAAATGGCAAAAAGATTATTGCTATTGTGAATCACATTACGGCCGGCTTGATGCCGGGAACCTTGTCATGGTTGAAAAACCCTAATGCCCAAGCCTCTGCTCATTACCTGGTGACCAAAGCCGGGCTAATATTCCAGCTGGTAAAAGATGAAGATACGGCCTGGCACGCAGGAATAGTCAATAAACCCAATTGGCCTCTCTACGATGGTACCAATCCAAATCGGTACACGATCGGCATCGAGCATGAATCGAAGGGCGAAGCACTGACCGAACAGCAGTATCAGGCCACTTTATGGCTGCATCGGCAGCTGGTGGCTAAACACGGTATTCCTGTGGATACAGAACATATTATAGGGCACAACCGCATAGACACCGTAAATCGACCGAATGACCCGGGGCCGAATTTCCCCTGGCAACGCTTATTTAATGATTTAGCCAATCTGTATCCTGCTGTAAAAATCAAAGTCGGCCTGCAAGTGCTGCAGGGCATTTTGGTGAACGGAGTTACCTATGCTCCTGTGCGTGATCTAGCCAATAGCCTGGGTAGAACGGTGGAGTGGAATGCACAGATGAATGCGGCCATAATACCCCCAGTCTTTAACGTAAACCTGCAGCCAGCTCCTGCAGGAAAAGTTCATATCGTCATTGGTTCTCAGGTGTTCCCGGGTCTGCTTGTGAACGGCAAGAGTTTTGCTCCTGTAAGGCAGCTGGCCGAGTCACTAGGCAAAACTGTCAATTGGGATGGAGTTACCCAGACAGTAACCATTATTTAGGAGGGATAAAATGGACGACAAGCTGTTTAAATTAGCCCTGGAGTTAGTTGTATACCTATTGCCGTTTTTAGCTGCCTTCCTGGTCAAATTTGTAGTTAGTAAAATTGGTACAGAACGAATAATTAAGATCCGCCAGGAATTCGATATCAAGTACGCCTGGGCCTGGGATGTAGTTCTTGCGGTCGAAAGGAAGTATTGGCAAGAGGTAGGATCTGTTAAGAAACGAAAAGCAGTTGAAGCGTTGGTGGCAAAAGCAAACAAGTACAAAGTACCTATTACTGAGAAAGAAGTTGATACTTTAATTGAAGCAGCGGTCGAAGCCATGAAAAATCAGTTTTATACTCTAACAGCTATTGAAGGTAGTGCTGAAGAAGAACAAGAGGAAGCTGGATAACCAATTCCTTTCCATATAGATGGTAAGATAAGGCCGGGGCTAGTCCCCGGCTTTTCGCATTTTCTGGGGTGTAAAAATCAAAAAACTCTTTTAGAAAACATATGTTCTGTATGTACTTGTTTCTGATTATATATTATGTTAAGTTATAAGCAGGCTAGTCCGGCCTGATCAACCGGACGACAAGCGCTCCCTGAGGCGCCGCCTGCTTCTCGCTTTCTCAGGGGACAAAAATACCGTCAGGGAGGTATTATATGCATGATTCTGCCAACGCAGCGGAGCAACTGCTCCGCCAAATCGTGTCTGCGGTAGCTGACATTTGTTATGATGTTCCATTTCAAAAACTTCATATGACCGTCGCCGGCATACTTTCTTTGTATGACATCCGACTAGCCAAACTTCCAGGTTGCCATCCGGATATCCGGGAGAAGGTTGACCAGTTCCTGTCTGCGAAGAAACTCGAGGGGTTATCCCAACTTACACTGGACGGCTATGCCCTGGAGCTCCGCGTCTTTGCGGAGCACGTCGCAAAGCCCGTGGAGGAAATCACCACAGGGGATATACGCGCATACCTGGGCAAATTTGATCACCTCAAGATGTCGTCTATTGCAAAGAAGCTCTCTGTATTGAAATCATTTTTCGGCTGGCTGGCTGATGAAGAAATCATTCCCCGGGATCCGGCCCGACGGATTAAGCCGCCAAAAAAAGAGCAGCGCCTTCCAAAGGCTCTCACAATTGAAGAACTGGAGCAAATCCGGGAGGCTTGCATAACTCCCCGGGAAAGAGCCATGCTAGAATCAAAGTGCGATATTCAGGTATTATTGCAAAGGCTGTGACACTGGCAGTCCCCTCATTTTCCTTCAGTCCTAATTCCTCTAGGTCTGCGGATGAAGTATCACCCTTGAGTGGTAGTTCTCTTAGGTTAAGCTTACTAGCAAGGCCAACATAGATATCCTCATCATCATTTTTGTATTCCCAAGATTCCAAGCGTATCTTCTGGTATTTATGATCATACCAACGCTTAACAAATGAAGTCATATCCTGTTTAAGTCTTTGCTCGAGTTTTCCATAGTCATCGTAGTCAATAGAATAAAAATCAAAAACAACCTCTTTTTTAGCCACCGCACTTCCTCCTTTTTACGACACATCTTTATAAAACATCCACCCATATATTGTTAAATGGCGTATATAGCGAGAAAACTGCCACCGAAGTAGCAGTTTCGTTAATACTAGAAATTATATTGTGATTTTAATTCCTTCCTAGTCGTTTGGCTATTTCTATTTGAGCGGCTAAAATTTCTTTTGCTTGGCTAGCATTTATCCCTGCAGAAGTGGCCAATTCAATAACCTCTGTCCATTCATCAGAGTCATTAACAGCTAGATAATTTCTATATACCTGGTAACCAGGTGGTTCCTCTCTTATTAACCCAACCATTTCGCCGACTATACGATATCCATCACGCATATTTATATCTGAATATGACGGGTTCGCAGCTCTCAGCACTGGGCCTTGTCCGTTATCGAAAAAATATTTCAAGGTTGCCTCACTAAAACCAGTAGCTAAATCATGTAAGGCTACTACGATTTGTCCTGATTGGGCAACCTGTGATTCTTTACAAATAACCAAATCCCCTTCTAAAATACCAGCCCCCACCATGCTGTCGCCTTGTACACGCAAAATATAATCACCCTTGATGTAGTCCGGCACTTCTAGTATGTCCTCCACATGTTCATCAGCCAAGATAGGTAAACCAGTGCGGATCGTACCTAAAACAGGAAGTATTTTAGTCTTGGATTTATCAGTTGGAGAGAAAATCTTAAGAACCCTTGTAATAGCAGAATAAGGTAATGAGCCATTTTGGTCTTTCAGGAGTTTTATGAATTCTTCGGATATTTTTTTATTTTTCTTAAAATCACTGGTGGCATTTGGGATATCAGTACGGCCTAGAAGATAATCTGTGGAAACGTCAAAAAAATTTGCAATCTTTATTAGTGTAGCATTGTCAGGTTGCCGGGTACCCAATTCATAGTTGCTTAATTGCCCTCTAGATAGACCAAGAGCCTTAGCCAAGTCATATTGACTTAATCCCTTGTCAGTCCGCAACTTCACTAAACGTTCCTTAAACACTCGACAACCCCCTTACCGCCAATTATAAGCAACGCATGGTTGCCTTTCATTAATTGCAACAAAAAGTTGCGGAAAAGGTTGACATGCAACAAAATGTTGCTATATACTGTAATCAAACAGCAACAAATTGTTGCCGGAGGTGATTACCATGGCAAGGCATAAACTAAAAGCCCTTCGCGGAACAAGATCACAAAGAGAAGTTGCTAGGGAACTAGGTATTACTCGACAAATGCTTAGTGCCATAGAGACAGGCGAAAGGACCCCATCCCTTGAACTCGCAAATAAGATAGCCGCATTTTACGGAGTTCCTATCGAAGATATTTTTTTTAACGATAGTGGCAACGAAACGAAGCCAAAACCCACCGGCACCGAGGGGAGGTAATTATCAATGGAATTTCTAGTCAGGCACATCCAGAGAACCGCAGATATAGCCGGAGGATTCATAGTTGGCACCCTGGTTATCCTCGACCACCAGGCCTATTTGCAGCTGGAAAACGGGGAGTTAGTATCAGTCACCAGCGCCGTGGAGGTTAAAAATGGTGACCAGTGGCGGCGCCTAACCCCTGCTGATATTCTCCAAAAAACTGCCGAAGGTTGGCCAGCATATGCCGGCATGGATGCCCGGATGAAGGAGGCTGTCATATGAGTAACGCACAGGCTGCCCTGATACCCGAGGAAAAGTGGATCCGCTTCTGGCGAATTGTTTTTCGTGAGATCGACCGCATAGAAGCAGAGGAACAAAAGGAAAAGACAGAAGCAGCCCTTTCAAAATAAGTTTTCAAAGATCCATCATTATAAAACTACCCTTTATTCAGGTCATTTATAAGGAGGTGAGAATGACAATGAAGGAAAGAACTGCTCTGAAAATTGCCCTGGTGAGAAAGTATGGAACTGGCAAGAAAGCGGCGTGTGTCCTCGGGTACAGTCAGGAAATGCTGTCAAAGATACTCGCCGGTGATCGCAATATCGCGCCTGATATGATGCCGAAAATGGCCAGAGCCAACATTACAGCTGGCATGGCGATTGCGGAAGAGACTACAGGATATGGCTGTTTTCAGCGCATTGAGGGGGACAGGCACCCCCAGACAATGATTCGCCGAGTGGAAAAAGAAGATGCAGAAGCGGACGCAGTATTAAGACAAATTCCATGGTTAATAATCGATAAGCAATGTCCTGAGGATTTATCAGACGAAGAGAGAGAGGTTGTCTGCTTAGCAGGTAAAGAAATCGCCGATCGAATTCGCGCTGATTTGAACTTACTGGAAACACTCGATGACTTCTTTCAACTAGGCCTGGTTGATCACCTGGTGCAACAGATCCAGGAAAGAAAAAGACCGCTGCAAGCGGCCCGTTAGAAAAATTCAGTTTAAACAATTATAACATATCAAAACCATCATGTTGAAATTATTTTTCCGGCACTATACTCCGCTCCAGTGCCGGCAACCACATCCCCCCCCCAACTAGCTTGGGAGGCCCTGCCCCCGGGGCCTCCCCCGGTGAGAGCCGGGAGGGGAGAAGGAAAGCGAGGTTAAGCAAATGGCTTCGTGTACAAGATGCAACCGGGGATTGAGCGACCCTGAAAGTATACAGCGGGGCTTCGGCCCAGTGTGCTGGGCAAAGCATCAAGCAGACCTAAGCCAGGAAGAAATTGCCCAACAGGACTTATTCAGTTCCTATGATGGCGGAGACATTATCCTGCAGAACATTGATGGTTATGCCACCGCCAACGTACCCCACGCCATAGTAAAGCATTCGCCCACAGGTTTTGCCTGGGGCTATGGAGGTTCAGGCCCCGCCGATCTGGCACTAAATATCCTCTACGCGGTGACCGGCAGCAGGGAGCTGGCCATGCAGCACTACCAGCAATTCAAATGGGACTTCATCGCCCCCATGCCGGAGCAGGGCGGAACAATTAGGCGCGATGATATTTTGGCTTGGCTTAAAGGACAAGGTATCGCTTGATTTTAAGGGTAAGGGTAATTGATGTGACCAGAGTTAGTATTGATTTAGCACTCGATTTGTTGGACGCGGTTGAAAAATTTAAGTCACAGGCCGAAACCAATGTGGCAATAATCCATTATTTATGGAGGGCTAATATGATTCAGACCGAAAAATGCGACATAATCCAATCTCGTGAGCTCCTTCATGATGCAGTTCAACTATTAACGTATACATACATTGTCATGATCCATCCAGAAGGGCTACCCCAGGCTGCCCACGTGGAAGATGAGGACCTTGAGGAAATCAAAGGCTGGATCGAGGACCACTGGCAGACTGGTACGGTAGCCATTTGTGTACCCTAAAGGCCCTTTTTTTACCAACAGTGATTGTCATTTATATCCAAAGGAGGCGTATCAGTGCAAACAGTGAGTAATTATGAGAGTTTACAGGCTGAACAACTAAGAGAATGGGTAGATGCCCGTAGAAGAGAACACAGAGTTCAACCGTTACCGCGCACGAAGAGCGCCGAGGAAATACAGATGCAAGAAATAGAATATGCCATGACTGTAATAGGCCTAATTGCAGGTGCATGTGTTTTCCTGTGCACCATGGGGCTACTCGCTTACTGGGTAAGCCCATGGGCTGTTGTGTCGGTGGTTAGCCTAGCTGGACTAATTGGCAGTTGGGCAAAATTCAAGGGGTGCTGGTAATGGCCGCTCTCACTCGTGATCAGTACGTGGAAATGACTGTTTTTCAGGGGCTGAGTGAAAGAGAAATCGCAGAGCGCATAGGGGTAAGCAGGACCACAGTGGCAACCTACCGTATCAAATTCGGCTTCATACCTAAGACAAGACCTTTTATACCCTCCATGTTATTTATGTGACGAAAAGGGGGCCTTTAGATGAAACCTATCTATACACCTAAAGGTAAGGCAAAAGAATACGGAGATTACGCTATAAACATATACACGGGTTGCCCGCATCGTTGTTATTACTGTTTTGCACCGTCAGTGCTACGGAAAGACCGGGAAACGTTTCACAGCCATGTCGAGCCGAGAAAAGGCATAGTTGAAGCGGTGAAAAGGCAGATAAGCAAAGAGCAGATAACGGGCAAACTTATACATTTATGTTTTACTTGCGATCCTTATCCACTGGGATATAACACAAAGGCAACAAGAGAGATTATTAAGGCAATAAAGGATAGCGGAAACCATGTTCAAATACTAACAAAAAACGCTGCCGCTGCCGCATTGGACTTTGATCTTTTAGATGAAAACGATTGGTTCGGTGTTACTTTGACGGGTGCGACAAAAGAGCAAGAACCAAACACGGCAGACCCACAAAACCAATTATTCATGCTTGCGGTAGCACGTTACAGGGGTATAAAAACATGGGTATCGTTCGAGCCGGTGTTGAATGAGGAATATGTACTATCGTGTTTAACAGCTCACGCAGAGATATTTGACAAGGTTAAAATAGGTAAACTGAATTATCATTCGTCAGATATTAAATGGAGCGATTTCGGGAGAACAATAGAGGCTAGATGTAAGTCTCTTGGGATTAATTATTATATTAAAGACGCTTTAAGAAAATTGATGTAATGACACATTTCAAGGAAGAAATGCCGCATAGAAGGGAGGGATAGACTTGCAACCTATACTTAAGTATCCCGGTGCTAAATGGAGCATAGCGCACTGGATAATACAGCACATGCCACCCCACAAGGTGTATCTGGAGCCGTTTTTCGGCAGTGGCGCTGTTTTCTTTAACAAGCCCCCGGTGGGCATCGAAACCATCAACGACATTGATGGCAACGTGGTCAATCTCTTTAAGGTGATTAGGGAAAAGCCTACGGAGTTGGCCAGCTTAATCAATCTGACTCCCTGGGCAAGAGATGAGTATCTTCAAAGTTATCAGAGGACCGGTGATCCCCTGGAGGATGCCAGACGCTTTTTAGTGCGCTGCTGGCAGGCATACGCCACAAAGACGGGATATAGCACCGGCTGGCGGCACTCCGCCCAGGGACAGTGCCCGAATATGCCGGAACAGTGGTCAAAGATACCGGGCCGAATCATGATGGTTGCTGAACGGCTCAAGCATGCACAGATCGAGAATATGGATGCTGTGAAATTGATCAGGAAGCATAACCATGAATCCGTTCTGGTTTATGCCGATCCACCCTATGTGCCTGATACCAGGACTAAAAATATTTATACTTACGAAATGGACGAGCAAGACCATATCCGCCTGCTAGAAGCCCTGCTGGACCACAGAGGTCCGGTAATAGTCAGTGGATACGACAATCCCTTATATAACGGAATGCTGAAGAATTGGCGGAAGGAAAGACGGACGGCTGCCGCCGAGAAAGGGCAGAGCAAAGAAGAGGTCATTTGGATGAATTTTGATGTTGAACAGCAGCTTAACTTTGGGATGGTCTAATTGCGCAGTCCAAGGATGAAAACACTGAACACCACGCAAAGCCAGAAGCGGCTACAACTCCATGTATGCCCCTTGCAGATTGACATAGTAGAGCGCATCATAAACCGGTATTCAAACCATGGGGAAGTAGTATTTGACCCCTTTGGTGGGCTAATGACTGTACCCTACATCGCTATCAAGATGGGGCGCTATGGATATGGAATAGAGCTTAATACTGAGCCTACCACGAAGTAGGAATTATCGAATACTCTGTACGGAGAGCGAAGGAGGCGGGATAAGTGTATTTCAATGAGTATCAACAACTAGCGGAACGCACGGCACGCACGACAAATGATACACCCGAAAAACGATTTATAAACTTCTCTCTGACAGCAACTGGAATATGGGTGGTACCCAATAATTATTACGATGGCGAAACCCGATGGCAGGAGGAAGGCTGATGGCAGACATTATTTATCCTGGCATTGCTCACCAAGCGTTAAGCATTGCCAAAACGTTAAACCAGGGTGAAGCCTGGGAAAAGATTCGAGAGTTAGCCTGGTTAAAATACCAGCAGATGAGCCATAGAGTTGGCAGGAAAGAAGAATTTTTTGCCTGGGCTGATAAACAAAGGAATGGTGAGCATGAAGATTCATGTCGGTGACGTAATTGAATACATCGCTAGGGTTCCTGTCCACGGGATTCAAGCTGATCAAATTCAAACCCGAAAAGGAAAGGTTATTCAAATTACTGATCATTTTATCACCATCCAAGGCGAGCGCTACCCGGAAACTATCTTGATAAACGATATTAAGACGGGTAAGGTGAAGTTTTTAAAGCTGGTCACCAGTGTCGATGAGGAGGGGAGTAATTTGCGTAACACCCGTTATTCGGATCGGCCCTGGGATGAGATTATCGATCGTGCTATTCAATTGATTAAAACTGAGAATCTATCTGTATACAGGGCAGCTAAAAAGCTTGCCCCTGAATATCGGGTACCGATAAACACCATGTACTACCGCTTTAGAGAAGCCGGTGTTGGTTCCGATTGTGATCCGGAAGATCCTATTGTGGACACTAATATCAACATAGAAGGAGAGGGTGCTATGGAAAATAATGATACTTCTTTAACTACAGGAGATCAAATAGATCTGTCAATGGTACTTACTGAACTGAAAAAGAAGTGGATCCAGGATGTACTGATTACAACGCTGCCGTCCCATGCCCAGATTAGTATCATTGAGAAGATTATTCAACTTGAAGGTGTGGCTTGAGGATGCCTTGTTGGGGAAAGGAGCGGGAGAATGGCAGAGGGCAGATATACCCGAATAAAGTCAATTTTTTGGAACGATGAAAAGGTCAAGCTGTGGAGTGATGATGCTAAACTGCTGGCATTATATCTACTCACTTCCCCCCACAATAACATTTTAGGCTGTCATGTACTCCCCAAGCTATATATAAGCGCTGATCTCAACTGGGATGCCAAACGGTTAGATGAAGCGTTTAACCAACTGTTTAGGGATGGGTTCATAAAGTACGACGAAACTAATCGTTTACTACTAATCGTGAATTATCTGAAACATAATCCTATCGAAAATGGTAATCAAGCCAAAGCTGCAGAAAAACAATTAGCTGAGCTGCCGAAAAGCCCACTCCTGCAGGATTTAAAACAGTTACTTAAACAGTTAAATAAACCGTTTATTGAACCGTTACTAAAACGGATACCGGAACCTGTAACTGTAACTGTAACTGTAACTGAAACTGTAAATAATAATTGCACGCCTACCGGCTGCGATTCTGATCAAAATGCCCCGGCTGAGATCCCATTGTTTGATGGGGGAGCGCAGCTGGATGATGAAGCTGGCAAAGGCATTAAGTCAGAATACACAGCCGAGTTTGAAGAGTTTTGGGATGTGTATCCCAGACGTAAGGAGAAGCAGGCCGCTTATAGATGCTGGAAAGCCCGACTGCGGGAGGGTACACAGCCGCGGGTCATGATCGAGGCAGCTCGTCTGTATGCTGAAGAGTGCTGCCGGAAAAGCACCCAGGAAGAGTTTATAAAGCAGGCCAAAACCTTCTTAGGCCCTAACAAGCCTTTTTTGGAATACTTTAAAGCCAAACAGAAGGTGGTGAATCTGGATGCAGGGCGTATCAGACCATACACAGGTTGAACACCAACCGTTTTTCCCGCCGCTTCCGCCCGGGTGGCAGCTGGTCAGGGAAATGCAATGTGTTTGCGATTACGATTACTTTGATACCGGTATCCCTGAGAGGAGTGATGGCTGCGGGGGACTTTACTACCGCAGAATCAGTATCAGTCCATCTGGTATGGTCCACAATGAACGGACCAAATGCCGGTGTGTTGAGGAATATGAGCATATTGCCCGTAAACAGGAGGCGGAAAAGAAACTGCAAACCAAACGGGAATGGCTGCGCTACTCTATACGGAGCGTATTTGCAGGTATCAATCTATTGACCGACAGGGCCCATGCTCACATGAAGCTGGATAATTATGAACCGGCTCATCCTATACAAAAAAAGGCGCTTGATTATTGCAGTAAATACCAGCCCAGTTCAAAGGGAATCTGCCTCTACGGTGGGCCTGGCAGGGGAAAAACACATTTAGCCGTAGGTTTGGCCAGAAAATTATATGGACAAGGGTATACTTGCCTGGCCGTGAAGAGTGTAGATCTGCTGAATCGACTGAAGAAAAGCTATAACCAAGAAACCATCGACGAATCTGATATTATAAAGATTTTGCGGGAAGTAGAAATATTAGTCATAGATGATGTGGGCATAGAACAAAAAACAGACTGGGCTATTGTTAAACTCTATGAAGTCATAGATTACCGAACCAACAGATACGCGACTATACTCACCACAAATCTCAGTGCAGACAATGTTCCCGGTGAATACAAGCCGATGCTCAGCAGGATATACGGCATAGGGGATGCAGTTGAGGTTCATGGCCCCGATCGGCGTGTCCAGAATGACATATGGGCAGAGCTAGGGACGGAGGTGGATATCGATGGGTACCCTGAAACATAGGAAACCGCTTCCTGTCGCCTACTGCTGGAATTTCTATCACGAGTTGTCCGCCAAACAAATACAGAAAAATGGATGCCGAGATCCAATAAAACAGGCTCAGAATCCAGATGGAGTGTGCAAGTGGCTGCAGATGTATGGGAAACCCAAAACGAGCGCAACTGTACAAATCAGGTCGAGTAATTGACAAATCGATTTTTAAGGAGGGGAGGAATGTAAGTGAGTCGAAAGAGAGAGAAGTGGTACCAGAAGACCGAAAGCCTGTTATACAATTTCCCATCTTTTGAAATCCGGATTCGAAGTTATATGGCAATTATAGAAGATACAAAAAACATGCTCAGTGCTGATAGGTTTAACTTTGCTGATACACCATCCGGCATAGTAAGCGCTTACGGATTGAAAGAGGGTAGAAATTATTCGGTTTCCTCCCCAGTAGAAGTGGATATTAATCGCCTGATCATCAGACAGAATGAACTGGAGACTAAATACCAGCGGAAAATAGAAAATCTACAGCGCTGGAAGGAAATTGTTGAAACCAGTTTGGAGGTCATGCTGGATCCTGATCAACGGCAGTTAGTTGAACTAGCCTATTTTAAAAGATTACCTTGGCAGCAGATATGCCAGCAGCTCGTGCTGGATAAAAATACTTATTTCAATGAACGACGTAATATAGTTAAAGTTCTAGCCTGGTGCTTTGGGTACCTGGACGATGACGAAGCCCGGGAAGTTCTAGGTTTGTTTGCTGAAGAGGATCTCTGGAAACGTAAAGTAGTTAATAATTAAGGAATAAAACGGGAATAAATAGGGAATAAAAAGGGAATAAGTAGGGAATCACAGCCTCCTATCTCCATATATACTATTATCATCAGATAGCCTCGGAAAACCGGGGCTCTTTGTTTTGGGGTGATAATTGGTATGAACTTTGTGGAACCGGTTAGGGATCCTAATAAGGTTCAAGACATAGCAGAGTATCTTAGATCTAAGAATGAAAGAAATTACGTCATGTGGATGATGGGTATTTATTCCGGACTGCGGATCTCAGACATTCTTTCACTAAAAATCAAAGATGTTCGGGATCGGAAAAATATTATTATCCGTGAAAGGAAAACAGGAAAGCAGCGGTCATTTGAAATTAATCCAGCTTTGAAACGCTGCCTGGCCGATTATTGTCAGGGCAAGGATCCAGATGACTATTTGATTAAGTCCCGGGAGCAATACAATCGCCCCATTACAAGGTCGATGGCTTATAAAATACTACGTGATGCAGCTGATCAATTTGGTATTGAGAGCATAGGCACTCATACTATGAGGAAAACCTTCGGTTATCATTTTTATATGCAGACCAAGGATATAGTAACCCTGCAGAAGATATTTAATCACAGTCATCCTAGCATCACGCTAAGATATATCGGAATTGAACAGGAAGCAATAAATAAAGCTATAAAACGCTTTCAAATCTTCTAAAAATGCAACGAGTTATCCATATTGAAGTTATGGGTAACTCAGTGTTAACTAAAGGTCTTATTCGGGCAATTTATCTGGCCTCGAAAAGAAATTGACGAGTTCAACACAATATAAGATATGGATAACTCAATACCCAGATATTAGGAGATATATTATGCCTAAAAAAACCAAAAAGCCATGCGCTTATCCTGGATGCAGTGAGCTGGTTCGGGATGAGCGCTTTTGCTTAAAACACAAAGATCAAGCCCAAAAACAACGGAGGGAGCGTGACCAGTTTTATGACACCTACATAAGAGACCAGAAAGCAAAAGCATTTTATAAGAGTCGGGCCTGGCAGGCTGCAAGGCGCCGGGCTCTGATACGCGACCATTATCTGTGTCAGGATTGCTTGGAACAGAACCGAATTACCCAGGCTGATACAGTGCATCACCGGGTAGAGATCAGCAAGGACTGGAGTAAGCGATTAGACCTAAATAATTTGGTAAGTCTCTGTGCGGCATGCCATAATGCCCGCCACGGAGGTAAAGCAGACCATGATTGATTATTTATAGGGGTAGGGCGGGTCAGAAAATTTTTTGCCGCTCCGCCCAAGACCGGGCGCGCACCTCCGCGTGCGCGTCCGCAGGTTTCCAAAAGGGCCCTATAAAGGGCACAACATCAGATAAAGGAGGTGGGCGTATGGGTCGGAGAGGTCCGGCTGCTAAACCGGATGCTCTGAAGAAGCTTCAGGGTAACCCAGGTAAGCGCCCTCTGAATAATGCAGAACCTAAGTTTCCGAAGTTTGCATCAGATGCTCTCCCGAGTCCTCCCAGTTACTTGAGTACGCCGGCGAAAAAGGAATGGAAGCGTCTGGTACCTGTGCTGCACCAGGCAGGAGTATTGACCCAAGTGGACACTAGTACCCTGGCGGCATATTGCCAAGCGTTTGGTGAATTCGTTGAAGCTACCAAAATAGTTAAAGCCAGAGGATTTACCTTTATAAGCGACAAGGGCAATGTAATCCAGCGGCCGGAGGTGGGGATCGCCAATACGGCTATGAAGCTGATGGTTAGCATAGCCCGGGAGTTTGGCATGACTCCCTCAGCTCGGAGTAATATTAAAGTTGAAGAAGTGGAAGACAGCCCTAATCCCTTTGCAGTTTTTATAGGTGGGAAGAAGGATGCCTAGAGCAGCTCCTAGGAAAATCGATCGAACCACCAAATACGCTAAGGAAGTACTGGCCGGCAATATAATAGCTGGGGAATTAGTAAAAAAAGCCTGCCAACGCCATATGGATGACCTAAAGAACTCGAAGCGAAAAAGCTTCGAGTTCTTTTTTGACCAGGAAGCAGCTGATAGGGCTATAGAGTTCTTTGGCTTTTTGAAGCATTCAAAGGGCATTTGGGCAGGACAACCTATTAAGCTGGAGCTCTGGCAGTGCTTTATAGTAGGAAGTATCTTTGGATGGAAACATAAAAAGACTAAACTGCGTCGCTATCGTACAGCCTATATATCTGTTGCCCGTAAAAACGGCAAATCAACTATGATGGCCGGTATTGGATTGTATGGACTGTTGGCTGATGGTGAAGCTGGGGCTGAGGTTTATTCAGCAGCCACCAAGCGGGATCAGGCGCGAATTATATTTGATGAAGCTAAGCGAATGGTTAAAGCCAGTCCGGATATTGCCGGTTTTGTTGATGTGTTTTCCCGTAATTTAAGTGTGGCACAGACTAGTTCAAAGTTTGAACCCTTATCAGCTGATGTAAATAGCCTGGATGGTCTAAATATCAGCATGGGTTTAATTGATGAGCTCCACGCTCATAAGACGCGGGAAATGTGGGATGTATTGGAGACAGCCACCGGTGCCAGAACCCAGCCGCTACTGGCTGCTATAACCACGGCGGGTTTTGACCGGTTTGGGATTTGCTATGAACAGTATGACTACTGTCTTAATATCTTAAATGGCACGGTCCAGGACGACACTTATTTCTGTTATATTGCTCAAATTGATAAAGATGATGATTGGCGGAATCCTGACTGCTGGATAAAGGCAAACCCCAACCTGGGAGTCAGTGTGTACCTGGATGACTTAGAGCGCAAATGTGAAAAAGCCAAAGAGATTCCGGCCGCGCAAAATAATTTTATATGTAAGCACCTTAATTGCTGGGTAAGCCAGTCTGTTAGATGGATGGATATGGATAAGTGGTTTGCTTGTCCGGTAGAAGAGATGGACCTGTCAGGTAAGCCGTGTTATGTGGGATTGGATTTATCAGCTACGACTGACTTAACCAGTGTGTGTTTTGAGTTTCCGCTAGATGATGGCCGGTTCTATGTAATTTCTCATTCGTTTATTCCAGAGGATGCTGTTTTAGAGAAGGAAAAGCGGGATAAGGTACCCTATCGCACCTGGGAACGGGAAGGATACATTACTTTTACACCCGGATCCGTAGTGGACTATGAGTGGGTGAAATCTTATATTATCGAAAAAGCGGATCTATATGATGTACAGGAAATCTGTTTTGACCCCTGGAATGCTACTCAGCTGGCGAATGATCTGGCTAATGAAGGTTTTGAGTGTGTCCAGATCCGGCAGGGATATGCGACTTTAAGCGAGCCTACTAAGGACATCATGGCACTTACTTTGCAGAGGAAAATAATTCACAACAATAATCCAGTGTTGGCCTGGGCAATTGGTAATAGTGTGGTGACCACTGACCCGGCAGGAAATATCAAGCTGGATAAATCTAAAACAACTTTCAGGATTGACCCAGCCTGTGCTTTAGTGACCAGTCATGTACGGGCGCGGTTAGGTAATAAGAAAATTGATGTCAGTGCGTACGCTAATAGGGATTTCCTGGATAGGCTCTGGGGGTAGGAGGTGATTAGGTGGCATTTTGGAGTAATTGGTTTAAGCCAAAAGTTAAAGCAGAAATGCAAGAACCGATAGATATAAACGACAGGCGGCTCCTGGAGATTTTGGGCGTTGAACTTGGCGAACTAAACCTGAAAGGTAAAAATGCCCTCAAAGAGGCGACCGTCTTTGCCTGCATCCGCATCCTGGCCGATGCTGTCGGCAAGCTCCCGGTAAAAATCTATCAGGACAAAAACGGAAAACAGGCTGCGTCAGACCATTACCTGACACCGCTATTAAAGACGCGCCCTAATCCCTGGATGAGCTCTAGGGATTTTTTTAAGGCCCTAGAAGTGCAGCGTAATACTCATGGTAACGCTTATGCCTGGCTGGATGTCGCTACTAGAGGGAACAATGCAGGAAAGGTGATAGGCTTATACCCTTTAGACAGTTCGAAAGTAGAAATATGGGTTGATAATATAGGGCTGCTTCCCGGTAAAGGCAATCTTTGGTACATATTTACCGACAACAAGGGGCAGAGGTATAAAATCAAACCTGATGAATTACTTCACTTCAAAGGCCTTACTTTTGATGGTATTGTTGGCATGACGCCACTGGAACAGTTGAGAGAGACTATTGAAAATGCTGGTGCGGCCAGCAGGTTCCTGAACAATAGCTTTAAAACCGGAATGCAGACCAAGGGTATTATCCACTATGTTGGCGACCTAAGCCCGGAGGCAGAAAAAACCTTTCGTGAAAAGTTTGAGCAGATGTCCAGCGGGCTAAAAAACGCTAACCGGGTGGCGCTACTGCCGATCGGCTATCAGTACCAGCCTTTGAGCTTGAAGCTGACAGATGCGCAGTTCCTGGAGAACACCGAACTAACCATAAGGCAGATTGCGGCGGCATTTGGCGTGAAGATGCACCAACTGAACGAACTTTCCCGGGCAACCCACACTAATGTGGAGCACCAGCAACGGGAATTTTACATCGACACCCTCATGGACATCCTGACCGGTTACGAACAGGAACTAACATATAAACTCTTTACGCAGAGAGAGTTGGACGAAGGGTATTATATTAAGTTTAATGTTAACGCTATCCTGAGGGCTGACCCCAAAACCCGATATGAAGGTTACCGGATTGCAATACAATCCGGTTTTTTAACGCCCAATGAGGTGCGGTCCTTAGAGGAGCTTGAACCCAAGGAAGGGGGCGACCGGCTCCTAATTAACGGTAATATGATGCCGATCGAGATGGCCGGAGAGGCTTACAAGAAAAACAATCAGAGAGGCGGTGAAGATAGTGGGGAAACGGAGGAAGTTTTGGAATTTTAAAGCCCTGGATGATAAAACCGGCGAGCTCACCTTGTATGGCGAAATATCAGACGTAACCTGGTGGGGTGATGAAGTAACACCGAAGCAGTTTAAAGAAGACCTGGATGCCCTGGGGGATATAGATACACTCAATATCTACATCAATAGCCCCGGGGGGGATGTTTTTGCCGGGCAGGCCATTTATTCAATGCTAATCAGGCATAAGGCATACAAAAATGTCTATATTGATGGTTTGGCTGCTAGCATAGCGTCTCTGGTAGCGATGGCAGGGGACAAAGTTATAATGCCAGCAAATGCTATGATGATGATCCATTCCCCCTGGACGTGGGCGGTAGGTAATGCCCAGGACTTCCGCAAGCTAGCAGATGACCTGGACAAAATCCGGGATAGTATGGTAACGGCATACCAGGATAAATCAGGGCTTGAAGCAGAGGAAATAACAAAAATTATGGATGCTGAAACCTGGTTATCTGCTAAAGATTGCCTGGAATATGGCTTCGCAGACGAAATAGAGGAAGCAAAACAAGTGGCAGCCTGTGTGGATGAAAAGTATTTTGCAAGGTACCGCAACACTCCAAAAGAGTTGAGGAAACCTCCTGACGAGGGGGTGAAGAACAGTGATAACGACCTAAAAAAACAGAAGTTGTTACTGGAGTTGGAGCTGTAAAGGCTCTATTTTTACTTTATGAAAGGATGGCGATAAGCATGACTAAAGAAATGCGTGCGTTATTACAGGAGTTAGAAGGTAAAAAGGCCCAGGTGCGGGCGTTGCTTGCTGAGGATAAGGTAACCGAAGCAGAAAAGATAATGGAAGAAGTCAGGGCGCTGCAGAAGAAGATCGATCTACAGAAGGAAATTGAGGCAATGGAGGACTTTGGTGGCGACGATAGCGGCCAGCAAATAAACAACGTTGGTAAAGACTTGAACGCTGAATACAAGCGGGTGTTCCTGAAAGGCTTGCGCCGGCAGCGGCTTACCACAGATGACCAGAGCATTATTGCTGAGTATTACCGTACTGTCGGCATCCGTGGTGAGGTAATGCACCAAGGTACGGATCCTAACAACCCTGCTGCTGGTGATGTTGGTGTTATCGTTCCGCAGGACATCCAAACTAGCATCAATGAGATTCAGCGGCAACTCAACGACTTGTCCCAGTATGTGACCGTTGAAACTGTTAATACTTTGTCTGGCAGCCGTGTGCTGGAAGCTGACAACGTGATGCTCCCGCTGCAGGTTGTGAATGAATATGGGCCCCTCCAGGAAATGGACAACCCGCAGTTCGTGCCTATTCAATATCAATTGGTCAAGCGCGCCGGTTACCTGCCATTGACCAATGAGATCCTGGCTGATAGCGACCAGAATATTCTGAACTATGTGGCAAACTGGGTTGCAAGGAAGTACGTTGTCACTAAAAACATGCTGATTGCCGGCATGATTCAGGGTTTGCAGCCTGTGCAGTTGCAGAGTTTCAACGATATCAAAAAGGTGCTCAATGTCACATTAGATCCGGCAATCAGCTTAAATGCCGTGATAATTACTAACCAGGACGGCTACCACTGGATGGACACCCAGGTTGACAACGATGGCCGCTACCTGTTGACTGATGATATTACCCAACCAGGCCGCAAACTGTTCAAGGGCCGTCCTGTGGTGGTTGTCTCTAACCGTCATCTGCCGACCATTCAGGGGCCGCCTGACTTGGCACCCGTCTTCATTGGCAACGGTAAGCAGTTTGCGGTGCTGTTCACACGCGGCCTCTACGAGCTTGCTTCCACCAGAGAAGGCGGTGACGCATGGCGGCGTGATACTACTGAACTGCGTGTCATAACCCGTGATGACCTGGTTGGATGGGATCTTGCTGCTGGGGTTTACGGTCAGATCCCGATTTAATAAGGGGGTGACGGCCGGTGGTTAAGGTAAAAGCTCTATATCATTTTCTAGACAGGAAGGCTTGCAGAAATAGGATGCTGGGTGACGTGTTCGATGCTCCTGAAAATATAGCGGAAGAAATGGCGGAGGCCGGGCTTGTCGAGATTTTAGAACCTAAAGCAAAACCAAAAACTACCCAGGATGAAAATCCGGCGGACGCAGAACCGGATAAGGGACAGAACGAAGTTCAGGAAAAACCGAAGAAACGGAGGAAATGAGAGAGAGGAGGTTCCTCTCTCTCTCTCTCTCTCTTGCCCTTTAAGGGGTGATTACATGATTATAACCTTGGAAGAGACAAAACAATATCTGCGGGTAGATGGCACTGAGGATGATGTATTGATCACATCCCTTATAGATGCCGCTGAAACGTACTTACAGAACGCTACCGGTAACCAGTTTGACAGCACAAACAGCCTGGCTAAATTGTTTTGTTGGGTGCTGGTTACTGACTGGTTTGAGAACCGGGAGCATATTGGGCGGGCAAGCGATAAGATAAGACCAATTGTGGAAAGCATGCTTGCTCAGCTAAAGCATTGCTACCGACCTCCCGACTCGGGGGTGGTTGAATGAATCCGGGTAAGCTTAGACATCGTGTGACTATCCAGGAGTTTGTTGAGCAAATGGATGAGTATGGCACACCTTTAGGCGGGGACTGGCAGGATGTCGCTACCGTTTGGGCAGCTGTGGAGCCTATTCAAGGTCGGGAGTACATTCTACTTCAAAATACGCAATCAGAACTGACTACCCGGGTACGGATACGGTATTGCCCAGGAATAACGCCGGCTATGCGTGTTGTATATGGTGACAGGATATTTGATATCCAGTCGGTGATTGATCCTGAGGAGCGGCACATCGAGCTACAGTTGATGTGCAAAGAGGTGAATAAGTAGTGGCAGACGTTGAATTTGATACAACTGAGTTGGATAAATGGGAAAAACGTATACTGGCTATTATTCGCGATGAGGCTCCTAAGGAGTTTCGGAAAACAGTTCGCCAAGCCGGAAATTTGCTCCGAAAGAAAGCAAGGCGCAATACTCCTAGATTATCGGGCGAATTGCGCAGGTCGTACCGGGTGAAGATGAAGCGTGGCAGGAATTATGAGGTTGAAGTTGGGACTAACTTGTTCTATGCCAAAATGGTTGAGGAAGGCCATGTGATCAAAACTAGCCGCAAGGGTGAAGTGAAAGGGTTTGTGCCCGGTAAATTCTATTTCCGGAAAGCCTACGAGGAAACTGAGAAAGAGCTCCCGGCACTGCTCAAGCAGTCAATCCGCCGGATAGCGAAGGAGATGGGGCTGGATGTATGGGGATAGCCTGAATGCAATACGCAGTCTGCTTAATAAAACTTTCCCGAATGTGAAGAAGATATATGTTTCAACCATGTCGGATGCTTTTGAGCGTCCGAGCTTTTTTGTAAATCTAGCCACTTCCAACGATGAGCATTTATGCCGGGATCTGTATCAGGTGACCATGACTTGGCAGATTGTGTATTTCGCACCGCTCTTAAACACTGGCCAGCCGGATATATTTAATCAGTTGGGTGTGTCAGATACCTTAAAACAAGCCCTGATGAATGCTATAACTATTACTGGCCCGTCCGGAGTGAAGTATCACATTATCGAAACCGAAGGTGGCCCGAGGGATGCTGAGGTATATATTACTGTTACTTTGCAGACTGAAATGACCAGGCCACAGTCTGGATATGATCTCATGATTGAGGTCCATCATCAACAGGAGGGATTATAATGGGACTGCCGAGTGTGAATATAATCTTTCAGTCCAAGGCTATCAAGGCTATTCAACGCGGTGCCGTGGGAATACTGGCCCTAGTGTTGAAGGATGCAAGTGTAGAAGAATTAACTGAAATCGTTTTGCAGGATATTGCCGATATTCCGGATACTCTGAGCGCCACCAATCAGACTTACCTGGAACAAGCCTTCATGGGTACCCCAAAAGAGATTAAGGTGGTAGTAATACCTACCAGTGCGTCCAATTATAACGATGCTTTAAACTACCTTGAAACGATTAAATTTAATGTGCTCGCCATCCCGGGTATAGCTGATGCCGATACAACGACAGTAGCCACCTGGGTAAAATCTATGCGGGATACCAAGGAACGCAAGATTATTGCCGTACTGCCTGACGAAGTCGCAGACCATGAAGGTGTTGTAAATTTCGTAGTTGAGGACGGTACCGACACAGCTGGCACAGTGAAGGTTGGTTCAAGTACTTACACTGCCAGTCAATATACCGCCAGAATAGCAGGATTGATTGCCGGCTTGCCGTTGACTGTTGCGCCGACATACCAGGTGCTGCCTGAGGTTGACGATGTGCCGCATTTAACTAAATCTGATGCTGACGAGAAGATAGACGACGGCAAGTTCATCCTTTACCATGACGGGGAAAAGGTTAAGGTTGCCCGGGGGGTAACTAGTCTGGTTACTACGACTGATACCAAGGGCGCCGACTGGAAGAAGATTAAACTGGTTCGCATCCTGGATATGATTTACACCGATATTAAGATGACTATTGAGGACGAATACATAGGCAAGGTACAGAACAGCTACGAAAACAAGCTCTTGTTGTGTGCTGCAATCAATGCCTATTATGAAGTGCTGGAAGCTGAACGGGTATTGGATCCGGGCAAAAATAAGTGCGAAATAAATGTCGCTGCTCAAAAGACCTACCTAAGGAGTATAGGGGAAGATGTGGACAACATGACCGAGCAGGAGATCAAGGAAGCCAACACCCGCGACAAGGTATTCCTGCTCTCTACTGTGCGTCCGCTAGATGCGATCGAAGATGTCCAGTTGGTGGTCAATCTGTAAGGAGGTGGCCTAGTTGCCTATAGATGCAAATCGTGTTATAAATGGTACTTTTGGAGAGGTCTGGCTCGACGGTGATAAGGTATCTGAATGTTTTGGTCTTGAGGCCAAGGTGGAGATAGACAAAGAAGAAATCTCTATCTGCGGCAAGCTTGGGACTGATACCAAGATGATGGGTTACAAGGGTACTGGCAGCCTAAAATTACACAAAGTCAATAGCCGGATGATGATTAAGCTATCTGACCAGGTTAAAGCCGGAGTTAATCCTCGGCTGCAGATTCTGTCTGCATTGAAAGATCCTGCGGCTTATGGGGCGGAGCGGGTTCTTATCAAAGACGCAGCCTTTGACGACCTGACCCTTGCCAACTGGGAAGCTAAGACCAAAGGCGAAATTGAATGCCCATTTACATTTACTGATTGGGAATTGCTTGACACGATAACTCCAAAGGAGGCTTAAATTTATGGGGCAAACACTTGATATGTTATTAACTGCGGACCCGACAAAAATTAAGAATATCCCTACCGGGCAAGTAGAGATAAAACGGCTGTCCAAAAAGCTGGGGCAGCCATTTTATATTAAGTTTCGGGCTGCAACAATAAACGAAATAAAAGAAATTGGAGAAAAAGCTGGGAATAACGAAATAGAAGAAATGAAATGGACTATCTATGAGATGGCTACGGACCCTGATTTTAAGAATAAAGAACTACGGGAAAAATACGGAGTCAAGCGCCCTGTGGACATCGTTGATACCATCCTTCTAGGTGGTGAGATTCTGACTGTTTACCAAGCTATCTTAAGGCTTTCCGGGTTTGATAAGGACGGGTTGAACATTGAAGAAGTAAAAAACTAATTGACGAGGACGGCGAAGCGGCAATGATATACTGGTACACTTGCAAAGGCCGTTTGCCGTCCGAAATCTATAATCTCCCTGAAGGAGAAAAGGCATTTCTTTATGCCTGCATGTTGAAAGAATTGGAAGAAAAAAAGAAGGGATTTTTTAGTTCAAGATTGAATATGCCTCTGCAAGGGGGGGGTTGGATATGGCGAGAGTGAAATATTGTCCATTATGTCAAAGGGCAGTTGAGCCTGTCAAAAAGTGGTCATGGGGTTGGTTTCTTCTTGGGGTTATATTGTTTGGTGTCGGGGCTATAGTCTATGTACTGTACTACCTGATGTTTGCCCCAAAGAAATATTGCCCAATATGTGGTACAAAACGGCTGCAAGATACTGACACGGCGGCTGAACAAAAAGAAAGGGGGAAAACAGATTAGAGCACCCAAAAGGGTGCTATTTTTATGCCCTTTGAGGGGGTGAAACCGTGTTATTAGGTGCGACAATAAGACTCAAAGATCAATTCACAACTACGATGGGCAAAGCGGTCAAAGCGACCACAACGCTATCTAAGGAAGCCCAGAAGTCAACTGGCACAATTCAAAAACTAACCGCAAAAATGAAGGTCCTGGGCAAAACGGTTGTTCGCCCTGTAATAAAACTTAAAGACCAGGCTACCAGTACGCTTAACAAAATCAAGAGCAATTTGCTGTCTCTAAAAGGGCTGGCTGCAGGTGCTCTTGCGACAATGGGTATAGGAGCGGCCGGCGAGGCAACTTTAGGCGCGGCCATGTCGCGAGAGCAGCAGATGATTACTATGTCGACTTTGCTGGGAGGCGAGCAGAAAGCTAAAGAGTTTTTAGCTTGGGGAACTAAAGAAGCAGCTAAGGCTGGTAAAACTACTGCTGAAATGATGCAGACTATGACCGGCTTAGCCCCATTTGCCAAAGACCTGCCGACCATGCAGAAATATGTCCAAATGGCTGAGGTGTTGGCGGCGATCAACCCGGCAGAGGGCATGGAGGGCGCAACCTTTGCTCTAAAAGAGGCTCTGTCGGGCGACTTTGTGTCACTGCAGGAACGGTTTAACCTGCCCCGTAGCACGATTAACGCCTTAAAAGAAGGCGCAACAACTAGCGAGGACTTTTTTAATGTAGTTAAGAAAGCCGCTGAGAGCCAGGGGTTTACCTATGAACTTGTCGAGAAGCAAGGTAAGTCTGCTGCAGGATTATGGGCGAAAACAAAAGGGCAGATTAGCGAAGCTTTTGTAGCCACGGGCGAGGGCATTCTTGAAGGGCTTAAACCTCAGCTTCAATGGCTGGCTGATTTTATGGAACAGAAAGGCCCTGCTATGAGCACCAGGATGCAGACGGCCGGGCAAGTGATAGGTAATGCGGTAGCTACGGCAAGAGATGTGATTAATACGGTCAAGCCAGTTATAATGCCTATCTTTGAATACATTAAAGCTCAAATCCCTGTTTTGCAATCCATGTGGGAAACAGCCTGGCCGACAATATCGTCTGTGTTGCAGACAGCATGGAGCACCATCCAGCCCGCCCTCAGTATAATTGGGAATACGTTAAAAATTGTATGGGGCATTTTTAAAGCCGCCTGGCCTAGTATTGTTAAGATCGTCGAAACTGCCTGGAAGGTGTTGAAACCGATATTTGATGCAGTTTCTTGGGGTCTAGGGAAAATATCTGGTGGATTGAATTGGGTAGCCGAAAAGATCGGAGGAGGTAACCCTTCAAGCAGTGGCCAATATGGAGGCCGCAGCCATGCTGCTGGTCTGCGTTATGTGCCTTATGATAAATACCCGGCCCTGCTTCACCGGGGGGAGGCGGTATTGCCGCGTCGGGATGCTGACTTGTACCGTGCTGGAGCAGGCGGAGTAACAGTGGCGAAGTTGGCGGACACGATAATTGTCCGCGAGGAAGCCGACATTGACCGGATAGTGAAAGCCCTTGAAAGGAAGCTGAGGCTGGCGGCAGCCAACCGTGGAAGGGTGGCGATGGAATAATGGAATTCTGGCTGAGCTATAATAACTTTGCCGAGCGATTGCAGCTACCCGTCCCGCCGCCTGAATACGAATATACCGAGAGTAGCCAAACAGAGATGGTCAATATCCTGGGGTTAGGCGACATTATCCAGATTACGGGTGAGGGACTGGCCGAGATTGAAATCAACAGCCATTTCCCAGCCAATCGTGTGCCCTATGCTCAGTATTATTTAGGCGACCCTTACGAAGCTGTCCGCACTATTGAAAGATGGAAGAAATCAAAGCGGCCTATACGATTAATTATCACCGAAACGCCAGCAAATCTCGCCTGTGCGATTGAATCTTTCACCTGGGGCGAACGGGGAGGCAGCCGGGATGTCGATTACTCTTTGAAACTTAAGGAATATCGCTTTGTCCAGGTTAAGCAAGTCAGCCAGGTACAGCAGGTAGTGATTTCTCCGGAGCGACCGAATACAAAGCCAGAACCATCCAATTATACTATCAAATCCGGTGACAGCCTTTTTATGATAGCCAAAAGGATATTGGGTGACGGCAATCGCTGGCGGGAGATATACGAGAAAAATAAAGCGGTGATCGGGGCTAATCCTAACCTGATTTATCCCGGGCAGGTGTTGCAGTTATGAGCTACACGGTTACCAATATTACTCAGGCGGGCACGCAGTACGATATTACCGAGGTAGTATCCAGTATCTCCTGGGGCGGAGATGTCCGGGAAGCGGCCCGGATGTTAGAAATGGAAATTGCTTATGGCCGCGATGAATATACCCCGAAATATATACCCCCATTGGGCTCCGTGATCATGCTAAAAAATGATAATAAAGAGCTTTTTCGCGGAGTTGTTTGGGATGTTAGACGTGGCACCCAGGGTACAGCTCAGGTGACTTGTTTTGATCATGCCATCTATCTCACTCATAACGTCAGCACTTATAAGTTTGTAAACATGACCCCCGAAGCGATAATCACTAAAATATGTAATGATTTTGGAATACAGGTTGGAAATTTGGCTCCTACAGGGGTTAATTTGAGCAAGTTAATAGTAAGAGACCATTCACTCTACGATATGGCCGTGGTGGCGCTCACAGAAGCTACTAAGAGAAATGGGAAAAAATATCACCTTATCATGCGGCAGGGTAAGCTGAATACTGAAGAAAAAGGCCAGCAAGTGGTAAACTGGCTGATTATGGAAGGGCAAAACCTGATAGAAGCCTCCCGGTCAGAGAGTCTGGAGGACATGAAAAACCGGGTAGTGATCGTAGGGGATCAGGACCAGGTGCTGGCTGATCTGCAAAATGCGGATCTGATTAAGCAGTATGGGATGCTGCAGGAATATAAACGGGAGAGCAATATTAAATTAGGGGAAGCTCAGGTGATGGCTCAGAACCTGCTTGCAGAGCTGGCCAAGGTATCGCAGGAACTGGAATTAACTTCACTGGGCATCGATGAGGTGGAGGCTGGTACCAGTGTGGAAGTCCTGGAGACCTTAACTGGCATCACTGGTCAGTATTATGTATTGGCTGATCAACATAGTCTGCAGAACGGGATCCATACCATGCGCCTGGTACTGAGTTTGGAAACTGTGGTAGCCACAAAGGAGGCCTCGAAAGACAATGAGCAGTGATATACTGGATGTCCTAAGGGAACAGATCCCGCCTACACCAGGTATAGAACTGGCCACGGTGGTCCAAGCTGATCCGCTGGTGATACGGTTAGACAATGATAACAAGATGATGCTCAGTGCTAAGGATGGGGATCTGCTGATCTGTGAGCATGTAATGGAGCACCAGAGGCAGTATAGCACGGTGTCTGACATAGCAGCCAGTGATGTTTCCGACTGGGAGGAAACCACCGACCATTTCTCAGAGTATCCTACTCCTAATGAACTCAGGCATAAACATAACCACGAAGTTGAGCAGCTGACTATAAACAAGCAGAAAGTAACCTTCCATTATAAGCTCAAAGCCGGCGATCGGGTAGTAGTGATGGCTTTGCCAGGGGGGCAGCAATACCTTATATGGGACAAGGTGGTGATACTGTCATGAGCATTTTCCCTGAAATCCCTATACCGGAGGCTGCGCCACAGTCCAGCACTGTCACATACGGCAGGGAGCTGGACTTCAATTTTAGTACCGGACAATTCGTAATGACAGACGGAGCTCCCCGGGTATTGGAGGGCCCTGATGCACTCCGGATATGGATCACTAAAACCCTGCTTACTGCCCGGTACAGGTTCCCGATTTACTCTTTTAACTACGGCTGCGAGTTGGAGGATATGATGGGGTACGACATTCCCCGGGTGGTGCTAGAATCGGAAATCCCCCGGGTAATACGGGAGGCATTAATTATTGATAACCGTATTGAGGATGTGCGGGAATTCATTATTGAACGCGGAGATGATTGGCTCAGGGTGGAATTTACAGTTATTACGTTTGATGGGCAATCAATAAGGCAGGAGGTGCAATACAGTGTATGAGAATCAAACTTATGATGCCATTATGGCTAGACTTCTTGCGGCGGTACCCGATACCCTTGATAAGCGTGAGGGGTCTTTTATTTGGGATGCGCTATCTCCTGCCGCCTTAGAGCTTGCCCAACTGTATATTCAGTTAGACCTGGTCATGCAGTATGGCTTTGCTCAAACTACTTATGGCCAGTATTTAGATTATCGTGCCGGCGAACATGGCCTAGCTCGAAAAGAAGCAACTAAAGCGACTGGCCAGGTTACTATCACCGGAAGCAGTGGAACTGTTGTACCAGCGGGCTCTCTCTTGGCAACGGGTGCAGGTGTACAGTTTGAAACCCTTGCAGAGGTAACAATAGGAGAGACGGGGAGCATAACAACTGATGTAAGGGCAGTCGAAGCCGGAACAAGGGGGAATGTACCAGCTGCAACTATCACTGTCATTCCCGTTTCGATCGCCGGGGTCACAGCTGTGACTAATATGAGTTCGACCACCGGAGGAACTGATCAGGAGACCGATGCAGCACTCCTGGAACGGTTGTTGGAAAAGGTCAGAACTCCTGCGACAAGCGGCAATGTGGCTCACTATCTCCAATGGGCGAAAGAAGTTCCTGGAGTAGGAGATGCAAAAGTGTTTCCGCTATGGAATGGAAACGGCACCGTGAAGGTGGTAATTATCGATAACAATAAACAGCCTGCCGGGGCAGAAATTGTGGCGAATGTAGCTGCATATATTGAGGAGGTTCGGCCGATCGGCGCGACAGTAACCGTAGAGAGTGCTACGGCCTTGGATATAGATGTGATTGCTACTCTTACATTGACTCCGGAGACAGTCTTGGCCGATGTAAAGACAGCCTTTGAGGCTGCCCTTACATCTTATTTAAAACAGATAGCCTTCAAACAATCTTACGTGAGCTATGCCCAGGTGGGCAGCCTGCTCCTGGATACTCCCGGGGTATTAGACTACTCAAATCTGACCTTGAATACTGGTACCGGTAATGTAGCTATTGGTGACACCCAGGTGGCAGTAAAGGGGACGGTGACGCTCAATGAGTAAAGCAGATCTGATGAAAAGCTATGTCCCCGAATATCTGGTGGAAGCTCAATCATATAAGGTGATCTTGGAGGCAGAGGGCCCAGAGCTTGATGCAATAGAAAATAGCCTGGTCGATGTACTGAAACAATTCTATGTAGAAACGGCCACCGAAGAAGGGCTAAGGCGCTGGGAAGAGTTTGTTGGACTAAGCAGCTATGCCGGCAAGCCTATAGATCAGCGCCGGAGCCGGATAATATCAAAACTCCGTGGCGTTGGGACGGTGACCATTAATCTCATAAAGAATGTCGCTGAATCTTACGATGGCGGCACAGTCGAGGTTACCGAACAGCCTGAGCTATACCAGATTACAATCACCTTTGTTGACACACGGGGAGTACCACCCAATATTGAGGATCTCAAAGAAGCCATAGAGGAAATTATCCCCGCTCATTTGGGGGTTGTATATCAGTATAGATATCTTATTTGGGATGAACTGGATGCCTTAAATCTTACTTGGGATGAGCTGGATGCCTTAAACCTGACTTGGGATGAATTTGAGATAGGAGGGTGGTTAAATGCCTGAGTTGACACCGAATTTAGGATTGAAAAAACCATTAGGCAATGAAACGGTTAGCCGGGCCGCATACAATGAAAACTTAGATATACTTGACCAGAAAGCTGTTAAAAAAGGCACGGGCATCGCCGAGCTGCTGGGAGGGACATTGGCCGAAAGACCGGATCCGGAGATCCCGGGCCGGTATTATTTTGCCCAGGATAAGGGCGAAATCTGGCTTGATACCGGTACGGAATGGGTTTTGGCAGCAGCCAGCCGGACTGATTTTGCGTCGCATTTGGCAGATGAAATGCCGCACCAATTTACATCTACAAACAAAACTTACCGATATGGGTTTAAGGCGCAGGATAATCACTTGATTTTTACCTATCAGGAGGTGATCTAATTGATGGAAATATATCTCCCCAACCGAGACGACGTCCTAAACCATGTTATTTCTACTCCTGTTACCGGCGTGGTGACTGTAACCGCGACAGCGGCCGAAATATTCGCGGGAGCAACACGCCTACCTGGCAGACGCAAAATGATCATAAAAAATGAAGACCTAGTCCTCCGGATTAGAGTAGGAGGATTATCGTTGACTCAGCAAAATGGGTTCCCTATCGAACCAGGCGCAGTATTGGAATTAGATTTTGATCCGACGGTAGATACGCCTATTTATGCTATTTCAGAGGGTGTAGCTGTATCCGTGGCCGTTATGGAATATTAAAGGAGGTAGTGATATGCCTAGCTATAACAGCGCAATCGATATCCAGACAGAAACCATATTAAAAGTAACGTGGAAGGATGACCAGGGGAATATTATTGTGAGCGGGGAAAAGAACGTAAAGGGCGGGGCGGAAGAGGCTGCTAAAATCGAGCATGCGTTTGCTGAGGATTTGCGACGAAACTTTGCGGACAGGTTCCCTCCCCCGCCAGAACCTGATCCAATGCCGATGGACGGGGGGATTGAATAATGTATGTATCCGGTAGCTATACGCAAAATGATATAATCCGCGAAATTGACGCAGCAGAAAACGGTTTGACGAGCCGTTTTCAAAAGGACGGAGTTATAACTGATGCAGTCGAACAACGATATTGGCGTGAGCTAATTGAAAAGGCCAGTTTTGGCCGGAATACCGTTCTTTATGACGACCAAGGGAATCCATCGGTAATGGTAGTTATCTCCGCCTTCACCGAAGCAGATGTTTTAGATGAAGGGGCAAACTTACCCCACCCGGCATTTATCGTCAACGGCACAGTCAAAGGCCAGATATATATAAGTAAATACCCTAACGCTTATAAGGGTTCCGGCAGTGCCATGAGGGCATTCAGCCTCAAGGGTATAGATCCAGGCAACAGCATTACTTTCGACAACGCCATCTTAGCCTGTAAGCAGAAAGGTACCGGCTGGCACCTAATGACCAACGCAGAGTGGGCAGCATTAGCCCTTCTAAGTAGGAAGCAAGGGTTTATGCCCCGAGGTAATAATAATTACGGCCAGGATATCAGTGTCCCATCCGAAAAAGCGGCACCTAGTTACATATATTCTGGCGCGGTAGGACGAACCATAACCGGCTCCGGCCCGATTAGCTGGAGCCATGACGGCACCCCGTTCGGCGTTTGCGATCTAAACGGTAACGTGTGGGAATGGGTTGGCGGATTGCGGCTAAATGTAGGGGAAATACAGATACTGGCTGACAATGACGCAGCCGACAATACCAAAGACCA